GTGTAAAACAGATACACAAGCAGAAACACGTGAGGTAGCTAATCAGATTGACCGAAAGATGCTTGAACTATTCCCTGTATCATGGGATGCACTAACTGAGGAGGAAAACAATGATTGATCTATACGAACTAGAGCCGCACATCATGGACTGCTGGTCAGTCTGTAATGACCTTGAGACAACATTCAGACAGATTGGTGACGGTGAACGTGAGCCTACTCAAGATGAAATGATGAACGCACTGATGGGTATGCAGCAACTATACCAGTGGAAGTTTGAGCAGTTGTTCTTTAAGTATGAACAGATACAGAAAGTACAACGTGAAGCAGTAATAAATGACTGATGTAGCTAGACTAGAGGTAAAAGTTATGAGTATGTGTGGTGAGATAGAGAATCTACAACAAGAGCTAAAAATAGCTAACGAGAAGATTACAGAGTTGCAAAAGCAATTAAACTATGCAACAGAGTTTGATGAGCAAGACATAAGAGAGTTTAATGAGGAAGAACGCAAGAGATCAATAGAGAGAGCAAAAGCTAACAATGTTCACAGTTGAGTTTGAGAAAGATGCATCTGTCATCACCAGTTTAGATGAGGGTGACGCATTTAGTGATGTTGAAATGATAGTAGGAGAAGATAATACAGTTTATATTAGGCAGTTTGATGAGGACTTAGATCAGTACCAGATGTTGTACATGTCTTATCAACAACTAAGAGATCTATTTCTATCAATGAATAGATCAGAGGGTATGTTCTACGCAATAGAAAAAGGGAACTAAAAGATGAGCAAGAATCTAAGACAACTAAAGGATCAGTTATCTGACCTAGAAGCTAAGCGTATGTCAATTATAAAGACTACTAAAAAGCTAACTCCTAAGCGTAAAGAGCTTGAGATAGAGATTGCTTATACGCAACACGAGATAGTTACGATCAGGAAGGTGTACGCATGATGGAGTTCGCTCTTGTCAAGACGCTCTTAAACAAAGAGTTCTATGAAAACAACAAAGGAGTTCGTTGTCCAGATAAACTATTCACTAAGGATATACGTCTTGTAAAGAAGACCATTGACTATGCTATGGAGACCTACGAGAAAGACCTAAGTGTAGCAGAGCTAGAAGCTTTGTTCTTTAGTAACAACACCTTAACTACTGCTAACAAAGAGTCCTACAAGGATGTCTTCCGTAGGATCAACAAAGAAGAGGCCATGTCTCAGGGTATTGCCAACGAAGTTATGGCTAATATGTTTCAAAAGGTGGTAGGTGAAGAGGTAGCTAACATTGGCTTTGAGTACATCAATGGTGGTGATCATAGTCTAGAGCCGCTGCGTAACCTGATACAGAACTACCAAGATGACTTCATGCCTAACCTCAAGGTTGATTGGGATGATATGTCTATTGACGCCTTGCTTAAGGCCAACGCTATTGAGTGCCAGTGGAAATGGAACATCCCATCACTAAGAAAGAAAGTAGAAGGCATTAGCGCTGGGCATCTCATTATTGTAGGTGCTAGACCTAACACGGGTAAGACAAGCTTCCATGCCTCTACCTTAGCCTCTCCAGGCGGGTTCGCTAGTCAGGGTGCTAAGTGCATGGTGTTATGTAATGAGGAGCCATCACATCGCGTAGGAGCGAGGTATCTTAGTGCTGCTACCACTATGTCAATGGAAGAGGTTAAGGGCAACTACGCACTCGCTGCTGCTCGCTACAAGCCTGTCACAGAGAACATCTTTGTTAAGGACAGCACAGGCAAGGACATGGCATGGGTAGAGGCTATTGTTAAGGCTTACTCCCCTGATGTCGTGGTACTGGACATGGGTGACAAGTTTGCCTCTAAGGGTGGCTCTGACTCACACGTATACCTCAAGGATGCAGCCATCCATGCACGTAATATTGCCAAGCAGCACAACTGCGCTATCATCTGGATGTCTCAGCTATCAGCAGATGCAGAAGGGAAGGTCTACGTTGATCAGAGCATGATGGAAGGCAGTAAGACAGGCAAGGCTAGTGAAGCTGACTTGATGATCCTGATCTCACGCAACAAGTTAGTTGAGGGTGCAGATGAGCAAGATGAACAAAGGCACTTGAACATTGCTAAGAATAAGCTTAAGGGTGGGTGGCATGGTGTCGTACACTGCGAACTAGACGGAGATCGTAGTCAGTACACGGCGTAAGAGGATGGATGGATGAGACTAGTATTAGACGTTGAGAACACAACTACCAGACGTAACGGTAGGCTACACATGGACCCCTTTGAGCCAAGCAATACACTTACTCAAGTAGGTACACAGAATATAGACAACGTTAATGAGACAAACATCTTTACGTTAGACCATGTAGAAAAGAAAGATAACTCTGGACTACAAGCTAAGCAGATACAGCTGATCCTAGATCAGACTACGCTACTAATTATGCACAACGCACAGCATGACCTCATGTGGTTGTGGGAGTGTGGCTTTACGTATGATGGTGACATATATGACACTATGTTAGCTGAGTATATTTTACTGAGAGGAAAAAAAGACGTACTGAGCATGGACGGTTGCGCCCAGCGCCGTGAACTAAACTTCCAGAAAGATGATACTTTAAAGGAGTACTTTAAGAAAGGGTATAACACAAATGAAATACCTCTTGATGAGCTTAGCTTTTATTTGCGGCGTGACCTTGACGTTACTCGCGAGTTGTTCTTTGCAATCGAAGCCGACTACGCCAAGCCTGAGTCCGACTCCCTACTACGAGTCAAAAACGTTACCTTCAGAACCTGTAAAACCCTTACAAGAATGTACATGTCGGGAGTCAGGGTGGATAAACCCGCCTTAGAATTAGTACGTAAAGAGTTTGAAGAAGAGAAGATAGCTATAGAAGAGAGGCTTACAAAACAAGTACGTATGCTTATGGGAGATACACCAGTAAACCTCAACTCACCAGAGCAGATGTCATCTGTAGTATACAGTTGCACTCTCAATGAGAAGAAAACTTGGGTTGACTTGTTTGATTATGTAAACAATAAGGCTGAGTTCAAAGAAGTAGTAACTAAAAATACAGAGCGTACATACAAGACCAAAGCTTTTACCTGCCCTATTTGCAAGGGTAAGGGTAAGACGTTCAAGCAGAAGAAAGATGGTACGCCTTACTCTAAGCCTAACAACTGTAAGGATTGCAGTGCTAGAGGCTACCAGCTAAAGAAGCTAGACAAGCTTGCAGGGCTGGGGTTCTTCCCACCTAACAAGGCTTGGGTTAGTGCAAATGGTTTTGGAACAGGAAAGGATAGATTAGATGTTCTCATATCGAATGCTAAAACGAGGGGCTTGGATTATGCTGTCAGTTTCCTTGGTGATCTACGTAGGTTATCTGCTGTTAGTTCCTACCTTAGTTCCTTTGTGGAAGGTATCTCAGACTATACCAGAGGTGACTCCTATCTCCATGTCACTCTTACCCAACACATCACAGCTACAGGTAGGTTTAGTGGTAGAAACCCTAACATGCAAAACATGCCAAGAGGAGGGACATTTCCAGTAAAGCGTGTGTTTATATCTCGCTGGGATGGCGGTCTGATCTGTGAGGCAGACTTTGCTCAGCTTGAATTTAGAACAGCAGCTTTCCTAGCACAGGATGAGACAGCTATGGAAGAGATTGCGACAGGCTTTGATGTACACAGCTACACTGCCAAGGTTATCACTGATGCTGGTCAGCCTACTACCCGTCAAGAAGGAAAGGAGCACACCTTCGCTCCCCTGTTCGGGGCCAGTGGATATGGTAGAAGCAAAGCAGAAGCTGCTTACTATGAAGAGTTTATCAACAAATACAAGGGTATAGCTAAGTGGCACAAGAATCTAGGCAACGAGGCTATACGTCTAGAGAAGATTACTAACGTGTCAGGTAGGCAGTACGCTTTTCCTGGCATTACTAGGAGAGCTAACGGTACACCTACATTCTTCACTATGATTAAGAACTATCCAGTGCAGGGCTTTGCGACAGGTGACGTAGTTCCTGTAGTCCTGAATGAATTAGAAGATAGATTAAAACCGTTGCATTCTTGTCTAGTAAATACAGTGCATGACTCAACAGTAATTGACATACACCCAGACGAAGAAGTTCAAGTAATACAGATAATTAACGACTTGAATGAAGACTTAAACGATCTAGTAGAGAAGGCATACGGTGTGACTATGAATGTTCCTCTACTATTAGAAGCAAAGATAGGCATCAACTGGCTTGACACAGTTGACGTTTAATGTATAACTAACTTTCCTAGCATAGATAAAAAGGTAGAAAAACTATGAGTACACAACTAACAGTAGCAAATGAATCAGGGCAATCCCTAGCAGAAATGATGGGCGTAGCTAATACAAATAGTCCATCTTCTAAGTCAACCCTAGCACGGCTGACACAGGTACACCAAGCAGCTATGGGGCTGATGGAAGTAGCTGGTAAGAAAATCAAGACAGAGGTAATGCCTGTAGGTGTTTACAAGCTGACCTTGGATGAAGACACAGCCATCTATTCAGAGAACCCTAAGATCCGTATCTTCGCTATCCGCCAGCAGTGGACACAGTTTGACAGTGAGTTGAACGCCATGAATAAGACAGTAATGGCTACTGATCTTAAGGGTGACTTCAAGGATACTAAGGGTGGCTTTAACTTAGGGCGTCCAGGTTACATCAAAGATTGGGATGCAACATCAGAGACTACAAAGAACCTTATTCGTTCTATCAGCC